ATGAATGACTTCGCGCCCGTCTGCTCGACGCGAAGGTGGTGCAGGTGTGCGGCGAGGAGCAGGGTCGCCGATCCGATCGGTTGCATCCCGTGTGCCTGCCCGCTCCACCACTTGACGGGGTCGCGCCCGAACTGGTGCCCGTGCGCGAAGCCGACGGGGGTCCCGGCGACGTCGAGGGTGATCGTCAACTCGTCGCGTCCGGGGAAGACGAAGGACACGTGATCGAAGCCGGAGGCGAGGCGGAGCGCGTCGGCGACCGCTGCCGCTCCCTCGACCGCCCAGGAGTCGTCGTATCGGCGGACGACCTTCCCTGCCCGCTCGACCTCGTCGTGATTACCGGGCACGACCGGGACGACGATCCTCGAGGCGAGCGGCGCGAAGGTCTGGATCTGGTGAAGCATGAGGCGCCGGTAGACGCGCAACTGTTCGCTCATCGAGAGGTCGAGGCGACCCGCTGCCGCGAGTGCCCCGCCCTGCGAGACGAGTCCCTCGACGCAGTCGCCTAGCCAGGGCAGGGTGATCTCGTCGATGCGGCGCCCGATCCGGCGGAGATCCTTGAGCCGCGCGACCGCTAGGTCCGTCTTCTCGAGGAACCGCTCGACCGTGCCCTTCGTCCCGTCGCCGTCGGGCTTCCCGAGTTGTAGGTCTCCGGCGGCGACGACGTAGGACGGGCCGGGCTCGCCGGTCGGCTCGCGCCGCTTCGGGCGCTTCCTGCCGAGGACCGCGAGGATCTCCTCGACGGGCTTAGAACGCTCTCTCCGCCTGCGGATCGTCGCCCGGTAGTAGAACATCCGCTGGACGTTTCCCTCGCCCGTAGCGGCGTCCCAGGCCCGGTACTGGACGGGCTCGACGACCTCGAACTCCTCCGGGTCGAGATCCCATACGGCGAGCAGGTCGGACCAGTCCGTCGGGGCGGAGTCGAGGGGGGCGGTCGTCAGGGTTCCGGCGGTGCCGTCCCAGGCGACGCCGGGCTCCCATCCGGCAGGATGCCGGACGGCAGGGGCCTGGTACTCGGGCTCGGACGGTCCTGCAGCGGCGAGGTCCTCGAGGTTCACTCGGGGCACCTGCACTCGCGGCGGCGGTGCCTCTGGACCGTGTAGGCGCGGACGTCGTGCCCGAGACCGGCGAGGGCTCGAGCGATCGCGGTCGCGGGGGCGTGCGGGTTCTCGAGGGCTGCCGTCAGGTTCGCGGCGTCGGCGTCCGGGAGGGTCTCGAGGGCGAGCGCGATGGTGCAGGCTGGCCCCTTGACGGGACGGTAGTCGGGGCGGGCGAGATCGGCGAGGTCGGGCACGCGAGAACCTCCACGGGGTAGTTGTGCCTTCCTGTCGCGATCAGCGTCCCGTACTTGTCACTCTGTTCACACGCGACACGCCGACGCCCCCGGGGGGAGGCGGGGGCGTCGGCTCGCAGGGGGCAGGAACGTCAGGAGGAGCGGCATTCCTTCGGGAGCCGATCGAACGCGGCGGCGTACTTCCGGAACGGCGCCATGATCCACGCCTCATGCTGCCAACTTGACCAGTTCGCGTACTGCGATGCGTCTAGTTGACCGTCGCGGGTAAGCCCCCAGGCGGACCAGTTCCGGCCCTTGTCCGTCATGTGCCGGTAGACGATCCGCGCCTGCCGCTTCGGGTCGAGCATCGCGGACCTCGACCACCAGGGCTTCGAGGAGTGCGCCGAGGTCTGGATCTGGAACCACCCGAGGGCGCCGGAGTACCAGGGCGAGGACTCGTCGAGGGACTGCCCGTGCGACTCGCGCATGACGACGGCGTAGGCGGTCCGGAGGTCCTGCCCCCGGAAGCCCGCGCCGTGGAGGACGCGGACGATCCGGTCGCGGCAGTCGAAGGCGGGCGCCGTCTTCGCGGGGCCGACGGGCACCGGGGCGGCGTCGGCGTCGAGGGACGCGAGCCCGGCGAGCAGGACCGCGCCGAGGGTCGCCGCGATCGTCGCGACGATCCTGCCGCGCCGGGTCAGGCGGACGGGGGCGCTCACGCTGCCCCCTTGATCCGCTTGCCGTCGAGGTCGCGGCGGTACTCGGCGACGTCGAGGACGAACTCGACGAAGCGGTCCCGGTCAAAGCGGGCGTTGGTCGCGCGGAGATCGTCGGCGAGGACGTTGACGACGCGGAGGACCGTGTACCAGGCGGCGCTCTCCTTGTAGGTGTCGCGCAGGCTTGATCCGAGGGAGATCGCGATCGTCTCGTAGTGCTTGCGGGTCATCGGGGTTGCTCCTATCGGTTGCGGCGGACGGGGTTGCCCGCTAGGAGAACGCTACCGGACGCCCTCGAGGGGCTGTCCAGTACCCCGCCGAAGGCGGGTCGCGAGCCTCCCGCTAGGAGGCGGATAGGGGGCCGCTGCCCCTAGAAGATGATGACCCGAGGATCCGCCCCGGCCCGCTCCCACTCAGCGAGTTGGCTCATCATCGCGAGGGCGATCGCCGCGTCGATCGACCTCGAGCGGACCCGCTTGTCGAGGCGCCAGCCCTGCGGGACCTCCCGGACCCCGGCGGATAGGACTTGCTCCGAGACCTCGTCGTCGCCTTCATGCCGCAGCCTGCCCTCCATGATCAGGTCATAGAGCAGTTGCGAGGCGGGCACCATGCGGACGTGCGACTGAGGGAACATCTCGACCGGGAGACCTTCGCCGTCGAGCCGCTGCGCGACGGGCACCATCTGGAACGGGTCGAACGCGATCCGGCGGACGTCATACGTCGAGGCGAGATCGCGGAGCAGGGACTCGACCATCTCGTAGTCGAGGAAGCCGATCGACTCGTCCGCCCGCATGATCCAGACGCGCGTGTTCAGTTTCCCGTCGTCGGCCCATTGACCCATCGCGATCGCCGTCGAGTCGCGCCTCGAGCCCGCGTCCACGGCGATGTAGACCGGGAGCGAGGGATCGAACTCGACCTCACCCTCACACTCGTCCCATGACTCACGGGAGACCCAGAGCGTCCCGCCCGCCTCATACCACTCATTCCCGTGCAGGCGCCGGAAGACGGGCTCTGGGAGGGAGTCGCGCTGATCGGCGAGGAACTCCTCCGTGACCCAGGAGGCGGGGTTGGCTCGCTTGAACGCGTCGAGGTCCGAGAGCGGCGTCCCGGGCTCGACGGACCGCCAGTAGCAGAACAGGCGCGGATCCTTGCCTGAAACACCGCGCTCATAAAGTGACCAGAGGGGTCCGCGCTTCTCCGGTCCTGCCGTCGTGATCGTCAGGATGAGCGGCTCGAGCCGGGCTGCCGTGCCCGTCCGCATCGCCTCATACTGCTCGGCGTCCCGGTGGACGTGATACTCGTCGATGATCGCCGCGTGCGGGTTGAGACCGTGCTGCAGGTCGGCGTCGGCGGAGAGCGCCCTGTAGATCCCGGAGGTCTCGGGGACCTCCATCACGGATCGGTAGACCCGGACCGCGCTCCGGAACGGCGAGCCCTTCGCCATATCCGCTGCCGTCCGATAGACGAGGCTCGCTTGCTTCCGGTCGCCCGCGAGCGAGTAGACCTCCGCCCCGAACTCTCCGTCAGCGAGGAGGAGATACAGGGCGGCGGCGGCGGCTAGTTCTGACTTCCCATTCTTGCTAATCGAGGGAGGCCGATGAGTGCCTCCCTGTACCACCTCCGTCCGGTCTTGGGGTCGACGGTGCCGAACAGGGGCCGGATGATCTCCTGCTCCTGCCAGTCCTCGAGGACGAATGGCTGACCTGCCCAGCGACCTTTCATATGCTTGAGGTAGCGGGCGCAGAAGCGGACGATCCGGTCCGCGCGTGCCTCGTCGTATGCGGCGCCCTCGGGAACGTTCACGCCTGCACCTGCACGACGACGTCGGGCCGGTCGAGATCATTCGAGAGCGACGCGAGCATCGACTCCCCGGCGAGTTGCATCAGGCCGAGGCGGAGACGCGCCGCGAGGGTCAGCCCGTACTCCTGGGCTATCCGCGTGTACGCGCTTGCCTCGTCCCGCGCGACCTTGAGGGCAGGGTTGGGCATGATCCTCCCGTTCACCTGCACCATGACGCCGTGCTGCGCGACGAACTCGCGAGCCTTCCGGTGCGCGTAGGCGGAGTGGCACATCATCTCGAGTGCCTCGAGGTCGACGGGGCGGAGACCGCGCGGCGCGAGTTCCTCGACGATCCGCTCGAACATCTCCCGGCCCTCGGGGGGCAGGGTCGCGGGGATCGCGAACTGCGGAGCCTCCTCGAGTACCGGCGCGGCAGCGGCAGCGGGGACGAGTTCAGCGGCGGTCGGGCGGTGCCCGGTTCCGCGTCGAGCCCGCGTCGGGTCGGCTGGCCTACCCTTCGGCATCGTCGAGCCTCCCGAGGATCTCGTCCCGGATCGTCTCGGCGATCGCCTTCGCCATGAATGGGGGCACGGATCGCCCGATCCGCTCCCAGCGTTGCGCGAACGTTCCCGTCAGGGCGAAGTCGGCAGGGAATGACGAGAGGATCCGGACCTCGTCGAGCGTGAACTTGCGGCGCTGGGTCGGGTGCGTAACGGACGCGGCGCCGATCCCGCCGCCGGTCGCGGTGATCGTCCCGACCGGATCGCGGAGCGCGGGGCGGACGAGTTGGAAGTACCGCTCCGAGGACTGACCCGGTCGGATCTTGTCCCACTCCGCGCCGATCGCGTAGCGGTCGAGGGTTATGTCCTCGCCCGTCTCAGGGTCGAGCGTCACCGGAGTCTCGAGGTCGAGGACGTCGCGGATCGCGTAACGCGGACGCCTCGGCGCCGGATGCGCGGGCCGGATCCCGTGCCGGTCGACGAGATCGTTGCGGACCCCGACGAAGATGAGCCGCTGCCGCGCCTGCGGCACGCCAAGCCACGACGCGTCGAGGACCTTCGCCTCGACCGCGTACCCGCACGACCGGAGCGCGGTCAGGATCTCCTTGAAGTAGCCGATCGCCTTGCCCTTGACGAGTCCGCTGACGTTCTCCGCCGTAAACACTCGAGGCTGCAGACCGTCGAGCAGACGCGCATACTCGAAGAACAGATCATCACTCCGCTGCTGCCGATCGGAGTACGCCTTGACCTCGCCCCAGCCCTTCTCCCGCTTCCCTGCCGTCGAGAATGACGCGCACGGCGGCGAGCCCTCGAAGACGTCAAGGTCTCCGCGCTCGAGCCCGGTCGCGGCGAGAATCTCCTCCGCCTTGACGTCGCGTATGTCGCGCCTGTCGACAGGCACGCCGGCATGATTCGCCTCATACGTTCGCCGCGCCTCCTCGACGAACTCGGACGCCCAGACGATCTCGAAGCCCGCCATCTCGAATCCGAGGCACGCGCCCCCGCAACCGGAGAACGTCGAGACGACCTTGTAGCCGTTCGTGCCCCGGACCTCCGCGACCTCCGACATTGACGGGATCCGATAACCGGCGCTTAGGTCCGTCACGGCTTGACCCCGATCCACGCCCCGAAGTTCAGACAGCGCCAGTAGCAGTCGACGTGCGCCCACCCTGCCCGCTCGAGAAGTTGGACGTTCCAGTCGGCGGTCACGGGGACGAGGACACCCTCGAGGCTCCGGCGCTTCGCGTTGATCTGCTCCGGCGTGTAGCCGTTCTCGCCCTTCCGCTCGAGGTACGTCTCGACGAGGGTCCGGTCCGCGAACGCGTCCGACCCGAGGACCTTCTCGACGAGGAGGAACACGCCGCCGGGGACGGTCCGCTCCCACGCGTCGGCGATGATCCGCTGCCGGTACTCGATCGGGACGAACTGCAAGGTCAGGACCGCGAGGGTCACGGACGCCGCTGCCGTCGGGTAGTCGTCCCGGAGGTCGAGGTCATAGATCGCCGCGTTGACCCGATCCTTGAACCGCTCGACCGCCGCCGCACGCATCGGCTCGGAGACCTCGACGCCGACGTAGACACACGCCGGTCCGAGGGCGTCCGCGATTGGCTCGAGCGCCGCGCCTCTCGAGCATCCGAGGTCGACGATCGCCGTGTTGGGTTGCGCGAACCGGACGGCGAGTTCCGTCGTCGTCCGGCGCATCTCCTCATAGCCGGGGATCGAGCGGGCGAGCATGTCGTCGAAGACTGCCGTGACCTTCTCGTCGAACTCCCAGCGCCCGGAGGCGAGGACCTCGTCGCGGTTCACCGGGAGGATCCTGACCACTCATACCCGCACTTCGGGCAGCGGTGTTCCGTCGGGGTGTCGTCGCCGTAGGTCGGGAAGTCGCTCGGCGGCTCCGGATCCGTCGGCGGCTCGAGCGGCTCGAAGCCGAACTCCGAGACGTCCCAGCCGACGGCGTCGAGGTCGACGAGTTGGTCCGCGAGGACCTTCGTGTCCCACGTCGCGAGTTCAGCGGTCCGGTTATCCGCGAGCGCGTAGGCGCGTGCCTGCTCGAGCGACCAGTCGCGCGGGACGCGAGTGATCGCGACCTCCGTCCAGCCGATCGTCTTCGCCGCCTGCAAGGTCCCGTTCCCGGCGATGACGGTCGAGCCGTAGACGACGAGGGGACGCCGCTGCCCGAACGCGCGGAGGCTCCCGGCGATCGCGTCGAGGTTCCGGTCGTCGTGCCGTCGAGCGTTCTCCGGATCCGGCGTCAGACTCTCGACGCTGACTATCTCGACCTTCATGTGTCCTCCCTGGGGAACAGGCGGGTCAGTCCCGCGCGTAGGTGGTCGCTCATCGCGGCTGACCGCTCCGCGAGGTTCGCCGGAGTCGAGCGGGCTAGTCGCCCGTACTCGACGGCGAGGGCTTCCGTCTCGGAGACCGCCCGGACGAGTTGC